TGGCAACAAAGTTTCTTGTTTCATTCGGCTTGAATGCTATCGTTACAGTGATTTTTCTTGTAGCCTTAGCATCCGTGTTCGGATCCTGAATGTTCTTCATTACCTTTTCCATTGCCCTGTTTACCTGAACCGTGAATGCTCCGTTTGCAAACTCCTCCATGTTAATGTGCTTCATTGCTTCTTTCCTCCTTAATGTAGTTTCCTGCTTCATATTCCCTATATATCTGCATCCAATCATCAAGTGTCATTGTCACCAGGATGTCTGCATTGTTTTTCTTGTGAAACACTGCCGGAAGTTCATCCTGTTTTGAATCTCTTCTTGCCTGTTCCATCCAGTCATACAAGTGCATTTTTTCCTGATGTTTTGCTTCTATATGTATTCCCGGAAGTCCCACAACGTCTGCATCACCATTTGCCCCACAATACTGCTGGCCTCTTCTGGTTCTGTATCCGTATTCCCTTAGATGCCCGGCAAGTTGTCTTTCAAACCGTGCCCCCTTCTGCCTTGCATTAACTGCCATTCTGTATCTCCCTTACTCTTTTCCTTGTTGCCAGCAACGACCAACCTATTCTCTTTAATCTGCTGCTTTCCTGCTTGTAATACTTAATGACAAGTTCATCTTCCTCGCCCTCTATTGGTTGAAAATACCCTTGTCCATTGGATAGATTAAGTATTACCGTGTTTCTTCTGGCCATTGCAATTTCTTCCCTTATGTCTCTGTCTGACAATCCTGTCACCTTCTCTAGCTTTTTTCTTGAAATCGCATTGTCCTTTCCGAAAGGGATGTAATCTGAAATGTTCATTGTCACGTCTCCTTTCTGCCTGCCACCATTCAGGTGACAGGTCTTACAATTTTGTGATATATATTTTGATTTATGACTGTCTGTTTTTTAATAATTGAAGAATGGCTTTGATTCTGTCTGAACCTTGTTTTCAGCCGGTTCCTCATTGTTTTTCTTTTCTTCTGGAACACTCTCTGTTTCCTCAACTGTCTGTTCTGCTGTCTGCTCCACTACTTCCTCATAAGTTTCATCTTCTGACTGCTCAACAGGTGTTGTTTCCACATATGTATGTGTTCCATCCTCATTAATTACTGTCATGTCGCTGTCAAGTGCTGTCTGTAGGTCAATGCTCATTATTCCCCACTTGCTTATGATTTGTCTCAACATTGTCTTGTATGCCATTCCGTCAAAGTCCTTGCTCCAGAAGGTCCACTTCGTTCCCTTCTTCAAGTCTGATGCATATCCCTGTGAATACTTCACTGCGTGAGCCTTCATCTTTTCCTTTGACCAGTACATTGCCTTCCTGAATCCATTGACATACTCAAACATTGCATAATAGCCAATTGTTTCTGCCTTTTCTCTCTCATTTTCATCTGAAATGAGATTTACTTCTATGTCTTCATTAAGTGGATCGAATCTGATTAACTCACCTTTCTTAATTGCCAGCACATTTAACTTCTTGTACTGTCCTGATCTGATTGCCAGCTGAATGTAGCCCTTGTACCCAAGCTGGAACTGTGCCACCTTTGTTCCTGTTTTGTTATCCTTGAACGGAACCATGTAATACTGTCCAAGCTGTGGACTTGGAGATAGATTAAGACTCTCTCCAAGCAATGCTGCACTTACTATTGATGAATTTTGACATTCCTGTAATGTTGGATTGTTTCCAACCGCACTTACTATTGAACTGATGAATCTCTTTCCGTTCTTTCCACCAACAACCTCATTAATCTGATTCTTTACCGCATCATTTTTCAAATATGCCGTAAAACTTGTTTCTTGTCTTTTTGCCAAACTGTTTGATACTGCCATTTCATTTCCTCCTACTGTATCTGCTCATATTTAATGTTGTTTTTCGTAAGGAACTCACCCAATGCATTGAGCTGGTTTCCTGTTCCACACACCCTGATTACTATTGTGTGTGTCTTCTCTTCCTGATTTTCTTCTGTTCTTTCTTCCTGTGCCTCTTCCACAACAGTCTGTGAAACACTTTCCTGCTTCTGCTCCGGTTCCTTCTTTCCTGCCTCTGCAAGTTTTTCGGCTTCTGCCTTTCTTCTTGCCTCATACTCGGCTTTTCTTCTTGCATTTTCCTCGTATGTCTGTTTAACCATCAATGCTTCTGTAATGTTGAGGGTTTCAATGTATTTCTGTTTCATTTCAAACTGATATTCACCGGTTTCAGCATTAATGACTTCCAAGTCGTGTATTACACTGTCTCTCATATGCTCCATTTCATTGGTTATTGACTTTAATGTTGTTGTCACATTCAGATAACTTTCCTTGAAAACACGTTTGAATGTGAGTATCTCCTTCAGCTCTTCGGCACTTGCAAAGGTCCTGTCATATATCTCCTCAACCTTTATAAGCTTCTCTTCCCTTTTCTTCTGGTCATAAGCCTTTACCTGACTGTCAATGTTGGCATTTGCCTCATCTACAATTGCAATCAGTTCCTTTACCTGGCCTTCAAACACACTGTATGGTTCAAGCATCATCTTCTTGACATCTTTCTTTCCGTCATTCAATGCCTTGCTGAACTTATTAAGTGTTGCCCTGTCAGCCTTTGCTTCCTTTATGTTTTCATCCGTGTACACCAATGACTTGTACACGTTTGCCTTTTCAGTAACTTCCTTTTTTAATTCCTCTTCATTGGAAAAAATTCCATCCTGCACCAACAGATAATAACATCCGATGGGTTCACCGACTTTCGTTATGTAATAA